GTAAACATCCCGGCGTCATGTATAGCCATAAAAAACTCCTCATCAGGAAAAGTGAGTCGTTGACTAGGCATACAGATTTGAAAACTATAGCCTGGACATTCCTAATGAGCCACAAATAGACATTAGCATTGAGCCTCTACAATCTAAGTGCGCATAATGTATATTATGTTAAATCGGGCGTGGTAAATGGTAATCCGCTTGTTATCTACGTTAAAACAGGAAAAGCCTTCTTTTCCATGAGTCTAATCGTATATGTAGTTTCCATCTGTTGCAACTACAAACAAGCGATAAACATCACACCCCCGCCCTTTTCAACCACTCATAACCTGCATCAATGATAAACGAGCATTAATTGATCCGTTTCGCTCACTCAACAGATCGCGTTACTGCGTCATAGGTGCGCTCGCAGACGCTCCCGGCGCTGACTGCTGCATCAGCATATTGAGCGAGTTCTCCCGCGCGGCGGTCAGATTCTTCGTACAGGTCGGCAAGCATACTGATGGCTTCGGCGGCTGTCTGCCTGCTGGCGACATTTGCGGAAAGCTTGCCTGTCTCACTGGCTGCGAGTTTACGCCGGATATCTGCGAGCGCTCCGCGCAACCGGCCAGCAACATCATTAGCGGCAGCAGCTTCAGCCAGCGCGTGCTGTTTCTCTTTTTCTGCATTCCTGACAATCTCCTCAGTTTCATCCTTACGGCGGCGTTCTTCGTCGCGCTGTGCTTTTTCCTGCGCCAACTGAGCGGTTTTATCGGCCAGATCCCGATTAGCCCATTTGGTTTTCCATTCCTTGCCGCTGGCGCTTTTTCCAGCCTCATAGCTGTTGTGATGGATAGCCCAGCCAACACCACCCAAAGACGCGCCTACGAACAGGCAAATAACAACGGCGTACTTTGCTTTCATTTATCCAAACCCCAGCACGTTAATTCCGACTCCTGCTCACGCCGGATTACCTGACCAAAGCAGTTATTTTCCCGCACACGGCAATCGCGCCCGGCATCATGCACCCAGCGCTTTATTTCCGCGCACGCACCGAATCTGTCTCCGGCGTTTAACTTTCGGTAAAACGTCGAGGTAAAGCATTTACCGGGGCCGATATTCCACGGACAAAATGAAGCTATCCCAACTTTTTGCGGTTTGGTTAATTGCACCCGGACATTTTTATCCACCCATGCCAGCGCCTTTGCCTGTTCCGCTTTATCTATTTTGTCGCATTGCGCTTGCGTTAATTTCATTCCTTTGATGACCGGCTTTCCATCAACGTAAGTAACACCGCCGCAAATAGTCCATACCCCCCGGCTTTTGTCCTGATACGCTATTAAGCTGGTTCCTTCTTTTTCATGCTGGAATTGAGACATTAAAACCGGGGCGCTTGCCCCGGCTGCAATTAACGCCAGCATAGCGGCGCTAAGTTTTGATTTATTTCCCACCTTCACCCCCAGCTTGTAAGAGGTATTTTTTCCTTTCGTAATACCAGTTCACCATGCATGTGATGACGGTACATAAAATACCAATAATCACAGCCCACTCATTCAGGGAAAACATTGCCAGCATTGCGGTAATCAACCCTATTCGATATTTGAACCAGTCCCAGAACTTTACCGCGCTGACTGCAACGCTGATGCACAGCGCAAGCGCGATCGCCATACCCAGGCGTTTTTGGTCTAATAATTCATTAACCTTTTTGCGCAGTCTCCCCACTTAATCACTCTCCACTTCGTCGTATAAATAAAGGCCAAACGACCCATTAAAGGCATCCACGCTGCCGAACGGAACATTTGGACGCAGACGCGCAACACCCACCGCACCCGCACCGGAATAGCCTGGCATCCGACCACTTAACGGATGCCAGATGCCCGGACGCATGCAAATATGTGACAACGTAACGGTACGATCTGAATTAGAAATAGCCAGCCACCACAGCTTTGTGGTGGCGGAAAAATACAGTCTCATGTTCAAAATGAGGCCGTTTAAAGAGGTGGTAAATTCCTGGTCGGGGATGTCAGCGATGATGTCTATTTCGTAATAAGCCACAGTCATCAGAATAACCCCCCAACGGCGCGTTTTAACTTCTCAAGGGCAAACACCTTTTGCGGCTCTTTAGCAGCATCCACGGGCGCTGCGGTCTTTTTACCTGCTGATGTTCTCCCCTGCCCTGCCGTGCTGGAACTTTTCGATTTAATGGATCTGGAGCGTTGAAAAGACACCGTATCGACCTTTTCAGCCGTCAGTTTTACGGTTAAATAATTCTTTTTTGGCTCACTGCTGATGTTGAGATATGTCAGAACAGACTGCGGCATTGCCATGAAGGATGTGTAAACCGCTACGAACTCTTTTAGTTCATATGCTGCTTGAATTTGCTGAGCCTGGTTCATTGCAAGTATGGGGTTTTGTGTTGCACTGAGCAGGCCGAAAGAATATGGCAGAATTGCCCCGGTAATGATGCCCTCAAAGGAGATGACTTTCGGATCGTCAACGACCCCGTCAGAAACCTTATAGCCGGTTTCTAACTTACCTTTAGCTACAGAACGCTTGGCGGTGAAATCCTCACGCATTTTGAGGCGCAGTGACACTGTCACGCCTGATTCAAACACAATCACCGCTCTCTCATCTCGCGGCGCAACAATCGCGGCAATACCCATGTCAGACATAAAAGCCCCAAAAAAAATCCCCTGATAAAGGGGATTCTTTCATCTTCGCTGACGCGGTTACATCGCGTTACCGCTGGGATGAGAACGGATTAAGAACCGTATCTAAAACCCCCTTCAAACTAGGCAGGCCCAGCGGGGTTGTTGAATTATCAAAGTCGTCAATTTTCTTTTGGGTCTCTTTATCAACTGTTCCTGCTGTCATTGCCCAAAAGCTTCGTATCATCTCTTTCTGGGTTAGACAGTAACCAAATGACAAGCAAAACAATACCAGGACTGATAATGTCATTGTCTTTGCTTTAATTTTCATTGCGAAATCACCTTGCACCTGTTGATTCTGCAATATTACCACCTAATGAGCCGTTGATATATCCCGGTTCGTTAATGTTATTCACTACATCAGCCGCTTTTTCTGGGCTATCAACAGTAACGTTTGTTGTATTGTTATTGTTAACAACCGCTCCCTCTTTACCCCGTAAAGGCTCCAGGGTGTAAGGATCGTATTGCCCTGATGCCTGCTTGTTAAGTAGCAAACCATTACCAGCCTTCGCTATATCGTTCGGATTGCCGAAAACAGTGTCACCGTTAAACAAGCTCAATATTTTGTTAACGATATCCAGCCCACCAACTCCCTCTTTTTGGTCAAAATCGTTTACCTTTTTCTTGGTTTGCTCGTCCATCGAATCGTTACCCAACACGCTATTAACGACAAACTCACCAGCATCTTTTGCTGTATCACGGAGCGACCTGAGCAGTTTCATAATGGCTGGATAACGCTTTTCAAACGTATCAAAGCTACCGAACAGGCTTTCGAAAATTGTTCCGCCCTCGCCATTCATCCAGGCTTTCCACTCGACGAAGGCCTCATAGACAACCCACACGGCAGCGCCGATCGCCAGGAACGGCCACAGCGCCGCCAATACTGGAATAGCCAGCGCCGTAAATGCCGCGCCGACCGCGCCCAGGATACCAATCAGGATCGCCGTCTTACTTTCATCGGCTAGGGTAGCCCAGAACTCTGCTATTTCCTTTTCTGCGCCTCTGGCTACAGGAATCAGTGTATTCGCCGCCCAATCGGTAAACCGCTGCCATTCGCCGCCAATGGTCGCCTGAGCCAGGAATGACTGCCAATCATTTTTCATGACGGTCGTAACCTGGCCCCACGTCCAGCCCTGTTTTTTAAGCAGGTCGGCGTTGTTTGCGGCCATTTTTTCGAAAGCCTTGAACATGGTATCAGCTGTAAGTTTCCCAGCCTCAGACATTGCCCTCAGCCCTTTAACGTCCGTTCCGAATGCCTCAGCGACTTTTGGTGCCATCGTGCCGATCGCTTCCATAAACGAACGGAACTCATCGCCACCGAACCGATCGGAAGAAAACGCCTGACCAATCTGGTAAAGGGCTGCACTTTTCGCCTCCTCACTTCCTCCGCCTAACTGCAGCGCACCCACCAGCCCCTGGGTTGCCTTGATGGTTCGCTCCTGAGAATAGCCGAGCTTCTCCGTAGCCGTAGCCATATTGGTATAGGTAGAGATAAACGAGCCGCTATCGCTTCGCATGTCACTTGCCGCTGCATTTAAAGCAAAGAAAGCGTCTGTCGCGCTCCCGGTTGTTTGCGTCAGCCTTGCCAGCTGTGCCTGCTGACGCTGGATGGTATCCATGCTGTCAGCCATTGCATTAGCCCCGGCCACTACCCCGGCAGTGAGGCCGGCACCCGCAAGCAGGTTATCCATTCCGAACCGGAAACCGCCGCCAGTGGCCCTTTCCACACCCTCCGCAACGGGTTTCTTTTTCGTCTCCAGCGGCTCGCCTGAGAAACTTTTCGCTGAGGTGTCATATTTTGCGAATGGATTCCCGGCGTTAGGATCCCACAAACCGCCAGGCTTACCTGCTGGCTGACCAGCAGCACCGCTAACCGCAGGAGGCAACTTAGCACCACCACCGCCCGAACCTGCCACAACAGGCGCAGCCGCAGTGATTACCGCAGGTTTAGGTGCAGCGACAGGCACAGCCGCAGGAGTTGGCGCAGGTGTTGTAGGCTTTGATGGAACAACTGCAGGCGCAGGAGCTACCACAGATGCAGGCAGGGCCGCAGGTGTAGATACTGGCGCTGGCGCAGGGATAACGGCTGGAGCCTGGCCGATTGAAGGAACTGGCGACGGTAAAACAGGAGCCACAGATGCAGGCAAGGCGGGATGTGCCATTCCTCCACCAGCAAACGTCCTGTCAGCCGTTGGCAAAATTCCCGCCACACCGCTACCGATCCCCTGCGTCGTTGCCTCCGCAATCTTTTTACTTTCCCTTCGGATAACATCGGCCAGCGGCGTGCGACTAATCAAATTAGCGCCTGTGGCGGTGATAGCGGCGACGGCGGCGGTTGTGGTTGCCGATGGCATGGCTGACGCGCCGGACGGCGCATAGGGGCTTGCAGGCTTCAAATTATTGACGCGCTTGATAGCAGCGTCCAGTTGGTTAACTTTGGCGATCGCCTTATCAATGGCCGCATCAAAGCTGTCTAACCCGTCGAGGTCAGGCAATACGTCAATTTTCGTTACGAGGTCAGCAGACGTGTCTGTCATTTTTTCACCTTGCTAAGCGCGTGCTGAACCGCGTTATCAAACTGGATAACGGCGGAAGCTCTCATTATGGAATCAAAGGAGGCGCGGCCTGACACTACGTCTGCGTAGCTAATCAGGCCGCTTTCAATCACTCGCCAGATGACGAGTTCTGTACGGACGGCGGGGTTAAGGTTTTCAACAAGGCGCTGAACAGTTGCCGCATGGCTCCCTGCATCGTTGCCGCTGTGTCCAGACCAATATTTTTTTTTAACCCTGCGGTAACGGGCAGAATGGAGAGCTTGAGGCACTCCAGCGCCAGCAGGTAAACATCAGCGATGTTATCAGGGGTAAAGTGGAGGTTTACTTCATCCCAACTGGTCAGGAAATTGCCGCTATCCACGTCCTGAGCGCGGGATTTCTCCAGCAACGTGAAAAGCAATTCGTCGTGGTCTGCCCGGTTAAGTACGCCGAAAATCTTGGATGACATCGTCAGGATGCTTTCGACCTGGCTGATACCATGCTTAGACAGGATTTCCGCCACGCGCAGGTTAAAGTGGATCGCATCAAACGCACTCATGCGAATGATGCAATAGGCTTTCCCGTTAACCTCTACTTGCTTGATTGAGTTATCCATCAGACCACATTGACCCCGTTAATGACCGAATCCACCTCGCCTGTTACAAGCTTCCACTCCAGCGTTTGCGCACCAGCACCGTTATTTGCACCATCGGTAGGCTGGCGCGTAAACATGGCGTGGGTGAAGCGATGAACTGACATGTTACGGGTATTGGTCAGCGTTACCGGAATAACAGCTTTGGTTTTCTGCATAAGCGCCAGAGCTGTGTTAGATGGGGAATTACGCTGCGTAACGAACGTCAGCGAGCCCTCATCAGTAGGATTGTCCACAAAAGACCAGTCACCGCCGATCCCCGACGTTACCGTGACCTGGTCATCAGCCATTTCCAGTGTGATGTTACTGTCTTTCGCCAGGCCGATGACCGGAAGGATCCCCACGGTAATCAGCCAGTCTTTGGATGACATTACGCCCAAATACATAATTAAACTCCGTAGGTCATGGCTGAGCCAACAGCATCAACATGCTTAATGGCGTAGCGGAGGTAGAATTCGAACTGCACAGTGATATCACCGTTAATGCGCTGCGTGGCGCTGACCTGCTCCATAGTCGGGCGCGTTACGGTAAAGCCACGAACCAGATCGCCATCAGAATTAGTGAAGTCCAGGAGGATCCCGCCCGCATCTTTACCGGCTTGCAGGGAGCTTTCCATTTTGACGCAGACAACCTCGTAACCCGGCAGGTCATGACCAATTTTGTTACGGTTCACAAACAGCGTTGCGAGGTCTTTCTGCATGCGGTCAGCCTGCCAGAAAGCAAATCGCACGACCTCGATTGACTCACCAAAACCCGTGAGGCCGGGATACGTCACCGTGACACCAGACCCGTAGTCCTCAAACGTGTTGCCATTGAGCGCACGGATTTTCTGATAATCGGTTTCAGTGAAGTCATCTGCCTGCACTGCGTTAAGCGTCTTAAGCGCCCAGGTTTCAGAACCCGGCTGCATAACCAGACAGCGCCCAGCCAGTGCTGCATCAAGGAAGTTTTTAGGCCGCTTGGTGCTGATGGCAAACGAACCTGTCATGTTCTTATCGTGGAGATATTTGGTGATGCTGTCCGTTGCCCAGTTGGAAACGGTGTAATCATCAATAAACACGCCCATTTTATTTGGTTGTGCTTCAACCCAGTCGGCGATCGCCTTCTGCACCGACAAAATACGAACCGGCGTCATGCACATGAAAAACTTGCTGTACTGGTTTTTGATGGCCGCAATAGCAGTCGGAACAGCAGCAGCTGATGCCGTGGATTCAGCGTGAACAACCTCCGCGCCCTCCAGATAGACAATGCGTCCATCCACAGTAAAGCGCCCTTGTCCGCCAGAATCCGCCACAATGTCGGCTACCGCAGTGCCGCCGCTCTTCCATGCCGTACCGTCAAAGCTGGCGCTGCGGTAATCGTTGCCTTTGATATAACCAATGGTCGCTTTCGTAGTCGATGGCGCACCAGCAACCGGAACGCCGTTAAGCGCAATCATGGTTTTGGTGTAGACCGCCGACAAATCACCGACGACCAGGGTATCCGGCGCGGGCTTCTGTGAGAAGTACGCCTGAACCGCCAGCAGGTTATCGCCGGAAATCCCATCCGTGGCCGCGTCGTTCGCCGCGTTAGCGCCACTGTAAACGCGGTACAAATCAGTAAATTTGCTGATATCTGCGCTATCGTAATTTGAGTATTTCAGCCCAAAGAACGCCGCAGCAGGCGCAAGGATAATCCCCACGCCGAAAACCCCATATTGGGCCGCAGTCGCCTGCCGCCCAATCTTCACGCTAAAAAGCCTGCTTAAATCTGCCATTTATGCACCTTTGATGACGATCGTCACCTTGTTGCCCTTTTCCACTGTTGCGCTTTCAAGCCAGCGCTCCCGTTTGTAGTGCTGGTAAACAAATTGCAGTGACAACGTCACCTGAGCCATTTGCTGGTAAACGAGGTTATCAATTAGCGGTGAGCTATTCTCGAAATCGCCTGAGCGGTCAATGGAGCAGTTGTTATTGAACTGCCAGAAATCGCCGTCAGTGCTGTCCACTTCCAGCATGAAGTTTTCCAGGAATTCCTGAGCATCATCAGATGAACGGATAACAAGCACACTGGCGGCGCAGTTGTAGTGGTACACCCGGTAATCCCCATCCCACGTTTTTGCAAAGGGGTGCTGCTCCCGGCCAGAGCTGAGCAGGTGAAGCGCGGTAAACGGATCCTTTGGCTCTGGTAGCTTCTGCATCGCGTAGAGAGGGTTATCACCCACCAGCTGCATCAGCGCCTGACGCAGGCGCACCAGCGCGACGTATGGCGCACCTGTCAGAATGACGGGATTAGCCAGGGTGTCCGTGGGCTTTAGCGTGCCAGTGGGGAACTTCACCACACTGCCGACCGACAGCGCGAAATCAGCTGGGATCGTAATCGCCGGGGCGCTGCCGTCAGAGAGTTCGATTGCCGTGATAAAAGCAATGTCGCTACCGTTATAAGGTGTGAAGAGAATATCTTTGATATTGCCGTTAGCGTTGAATGTCGCCTTTTCCTCCCGGTAATCCGGGTAAGCAACCTCCCCGCTAACGGTCATTAATTTGACCGTATAGCCAGCCATTATCCCACCAGCGCCAGCGCGTCCTGTTCTTTCATGACAAACAGCAGGTACTCATAGTGGTTAATCACGCCGTTAAGCCACTCCTGGCGCTGCACCACTTCATAATATCTGCCACCACAGAGCACGATCGCCCCGTTATGCTCGCCCTCCTCAGTTACCAGGAGATCCGCTTCGCCAATGGCCTCCAGATAGTCATGGGGTTTACGGCCAGCCAGGTACTGCCGGAACGAGCCATTACCATCAACCGGCTGCATGCTGAGAAACGCGCTTTGCTGGTCTGTGTATTCCTGGCGAGTAATACCTCCCACGTTCTCAGCTGGTAGAGGTTGCCAGTATTGAATTAATCGCCTCATGCGAACGCCTTATAATTAACGGTCTGGATTAGCACGCCGCTATGTATGAGCGGCTTTGTGCTGCCCTTGCGTGCAATGGTGATGTCGGAGTTAGGACGGTATAGCGCAGAGTCGGCAATGGTCTTGCGGGTGATAGCGACGGCCTGATCGCCGATTCTGGCGATGGCCTGCTGCGGGGTAATGCGTCCACGCGCCACATCGCGCAGCACCTCTTTGTAAGCGTCGGTGCGCATCCAGTCAGCAATGCGATCCGAAGCGAATTTCATAAATGGGCGTTCGGGTATCAATTCCCAGCCCATCGCGTTTTTAGTTCCGAAGTTGTTCCAGGCTCCGTAGGTTGCTACGTCAACGCCCTGATTGGTTTTACCGCGATGTATGCCGACCGTGAGCGTTACACCCGCTAGCGACTGAATACGCTGGCGGATAAGTCGGTCAGCGCCGCGCGTTTCGAACTTAGCCCCACCACGCATACAACCTCCATCAGTAATGCCATTATCAAGCCCACCAGCAGATGGGCTTTGTAATGGCTATTTAATCTTCTAGCTGCAACACACCATGCTTTAACGAGTTTGAATAGGCGATTAACCCGGTATATTCCGGGATAATCTCGCCATCATCAGCCTCAAACTCCGGGATTGTCCCGGTAGTGATGGTGTATTGAGGCTGGCCGTCTTCTTTTGCGAAGGCAGCTAGGTCTTCAATTTGTTTCGCTGTAAGTACCACAGTCATATTATTTACCTTTTTAACCTATTGATTTATATCCAAAGCACTTATTAGTGCTTTGCTATGAGGCATGACCAATAACAATGCAGCCACCAGTCAAATTCCCCATTGCTGCCAGGAATTCCTGCCCCCACTGCGTACCTTCCCAGCCAGCTTTTTGCGCCGCATCGGTAAAGGTCATTGCCACTTTCCCTTCACGCCTGCTGGCGACACCGCGCACGCTGGCGCTGATACCTTCCACTGCTACCGGGGCAAGATTAGCGGCCACGTATAGCGCTTTAAGTCGCTCAATGTCGTAACCGTATTCCGCTGCGGCCTGGAGGTTATAGAGCCGCTCACACTGTGAAGAAAGGGCGCTAATAGCGCCCCCATCTAGTGATACCCCCGGCAGCAGAATGGCTAACCATTCGTTTACCGTCATGAGATCGCCTTACTCGTATTCTGACTCAATGATGCCGTCATGCTCTTTGTTGAGCTTTTTGGCCTCTGCAGCTGAGATAACTTTCAGCTTCTTCTCGTCCAGGAACTGTTTAACGCCGCCAATATTCAGCGTGGCTTTATCAACCTCCACCGCTTCCAGCGGGGCAACGGTGATAGTGATTACCGTGCCTTCGTCGTTTTTAGCACCGATGTGGATCGGCGCTTCGGTGGTGTTGGTCAGGAATGCCGTTTCTTTCTCAGCCATGATTTAGATAACCTTCGAGGATTTAGCCGCAGCCAGCGGAGCGCGAACAATCACGCCAGCAGTTTTGGACAGGCAAGGGATAGACAGGTCGAGGCCTGAACGCTGAACCGGTAATTGACGGAACAGGATCGGCGTAGCCTGGGCGAAGTGACGACGGGTGTTATCCAGCGCAATGCAGATACCGTCATCATCCAGATCGGAGTTTTTGCGGAATGTGATTTCCGGGTATGACGCACGCAGGAACGACAGTACAGTACCCAGCGTACCGGACAGGCGCAGACCCTGAATGCGTGACCAGGCTTTCGACGGCATATGGAACTCATTCACCTGGTAGATTTTGGTGGAGTTAACCGCCGAAATCAGCGCTGAGGCGTCATCACAGATTTTGTCACCGTCAGCTGCAGCCCAGCCACCAGCCAGCGCCACCAGCGGGATGTTTGGATGCTCGATAAAGCCTACAATCTGGTATTCCTTGTTGCCGCGCCACAGCAGGTTGCTGACGGTACGCTCATGCGCTTCGCGGGTATTCAGCGCCAGGATGTTATCAAGCGGCGTGCCGGACATCGCCGCCGCCAGAACGTCAGAGTAGGTGTAACCGTAGCCCAGGCCAATGTCGTACATCAGCGCGAAGAACTCGCGGCCTTTGGCGCTCATCATCGGCATATCAGTGCCGTAAGCAGCCATGATTTTAGCCATGCCTGCGGCGGAGTACATGCGATAACCTGCCCACTTCGCCCCTTCACTGATGCCAGGCTCCTGCGCAAACATGGTCAGCGCCACAGGTGCAGGCATTTCTTCCATGTAAACGTCATTGGACATGGAAATCAGGTCGCGGGCGAAAATCAGCCCCTGCTCATCCGTGTTGAGGTTCGGAATGGAGCCGCCCGCCTGCGCTTCCGCCAGCAGCTGCTGCATCATTTGAGCAATTAATTTCTCGTTCATTGGTTTTTATTCCCTGTTAGCTGACGGTAATCACAGCAGTGTCAGTAAAGCCGCCATCATCGGTCTTAACGGTGATGGTTGCGGTCTGCGCTGCAGTTGCGCCAGCAGCGACAGTAACCAGACCGTTGGCATCAACCGTGGCAACGTTGGCATTGCTGGACTGGTAGGTAACGCCTTTATTGGTTGCACCGGACGGGCTGATGGTTGCCGTCAGTTGCTGAGTGCCACCAGCCGCTTTAGAAGCGGTTTTCGGTGCTAAGGCCACGCCAGTCACTGGTGTGTCATGCGGGTATCCCGCTGCCAGCGAATCACCGTCAGTGACCATTACGATCGCAGTGCCGCCACGCTGAACAGGTGTCTCAAAGCGGAAACGGCTCTTGTCACTGGTGCCAGCGACACCCCACTCCATGTAACCAGTGGTAGTGTTGCGGCCTTTTGGCACAGCCAGGTCGCCAACTTTCGGAGATTCACCGGATTTAACTGCAACGCGGATCGGCCCCTCTTCCACAATGCCAATAGGACAGTTGACAGTGACAACACCAATTTTGACGTTACTGCCAAAGCCCGGCATGGCTGGCATGTTGGAATGTGCGCCAACGGCAATGCCGATCGCATCAGTAGCCGCGCCGTTGTTCGGCAGTGCAACAACAGTCGAATCGTTGCCGGAGGTCAGCTTGACAGCGTCACCCGGCGCAACATCACCGCCAGCACGGTGTGAGGAAACGCGGGCAGACGAACGGAAAGACGGCAGTACAGCCAGGTCGCCCGGCAAACCTGCGTCAAAGTCGTTTTTAATGGTCAGCTGCATTATTTATCGCCCTGTTTTTTATGGCCGAAGGTGCGAGCCTGATAGTTCAGGTGCGCAGAGTTAGCGCCTGAGCCCTGCTCATCGTTGTTAGGGGTGCGCGGGTTACGCGGGGTTTGTTCGAATTTCTTACCGCACGCCACCAGCGCCATAGACAGAGCAACATCAGTCTGTTCGTCGCTCCAGCCGTCCATGTTTACTTCGGGGTGGGCTTTCTTGATGATGGCTTGCTTAACCAGGTTGATATCACCCAGGCTATCGGTATTGATGTTCAGGCGCTTTGCCGCTTCTTTAAGCTGATGCTCCTGACGGCCGTCAGCTACGCCGCGGTCATAGGCTTCGCCGTTGGCTGAGTCCATATTGACAATGCGGTTATTGGCCTTAATCAAATCACCACGCGCGGTGCTAAGTTCACCAGTCAGCGTCTGATTTTTCGCTTTTAGTGTTTCAATTTCGGCTAACGCCTCTTCTAATTCCATTGGTTCACCATCCAGATTGAAAGTCGCTGTTTTAACTCTTGGGTTACGAACGATGCTTAGGTGGTTGTAATTAATCCCCTTTTGCGCCGTGTCGTACTCTTGCCCGTCAGGAGATCGCCCCGTTACTTTGGGTTTTTCGTCACACTGATAACCCGCCGACGCGCCCCGCAATGTCTTATCCTGCTGAATCAACCGGATAGACTTTTCGTCCTGAACCAAAGCGCGTGCAAAAAGCTCGTCGCCCTGACGCATGACGGCGGTGACAACCCCGGCAGCAACGGAACGGTAATTTTTGGAAGTAACCAGACCATTGCGCGGATGTGACACCGTCACAGGCTTGCCAATTAAGGTATTCATTGAGTCCTGGTTAAACAATTCATCGGCTGAGCGGTACTCTTTAGCCGTGAATGCATCACCGCGTTTGCGGTCATAAACCAGCACGCCCGGACGGGCGATCGGGATATCAATCTGGAGATAACCCTCGGGGGTTATCGTCCATTGTCTGATTGCGTCATTGTTGACTGGGGTTTCTTGCTGCAATTTCTTTCTCCGCGTCTGCTACATCCGACGCAGAGAACAACCATTCAGGGAAGCAACGGCAACCGTGAGGCTGGCCGGGGTTTCCGTCTCGTGGCGGTCTGGTCGGCGTATAGGCCTGTCCTTCCCGCACAACATGCAGTTTTCGCTCGCGCTCGTCTAACATCCCACGCCAGCGGTAATATTTCATGCCGCCTGCTCGGGCGTTGGCCTCCTCCAGATTCCAGGCCTGATTACCTATCTCATTTCTGGCAACGTTCCTCGCGCGGCGATAGGGGATCTCCATTTCGGTAGCAAGCTGGTCAGCGATATAATCAACGCCCCGCCCCTCGCGCAGCCCCTGCTGCATGGTCTTGATGCCGCGCTGCAATGCCTCTTCGCTGACGTTCTGCATTCTCCCCATGCTGGCATCCAGCCAGTCAGAGGTTTGCTGCAACAGCTTTTTATCGCCGTCATAGATATCCACCGAAATCAGGTCGGCCATGCTCTCATGCGGCAGCGTGATGCCGGGGGCGAGATCCACATCAGCAGCTGCGCGGATAATCAGCCTGAAATCGTCAACGGCTGAGTTGAGCACCTGCGTGCTGGCGGCGTCCATTGCGGCCAGCGATGGCACTGCGCTGGCCTCGCGCATGGTTTCGGTGAGTGACAAAAGTTGCTTTGATACCGCCCCGGCTGTGTCTGCTGTTGCCGCTGTGCCTGTTTTCAGGTCGATAAGCGGCACGCCGTCAACGCGGAAGCGCTGGTAATAGGTTTCGTAGTAAGCGTCGGTGAAACCGAACTTACCTTTGACGATCGCCGCCTGCACGTCATCAGCGGTTTTGTTGATGGCGCGGATAAAAGCGTCAGGTGTGGTGTTATTGGCCTTTGATACGGCTTTAGCCAGGCTGATAGCCGATTGTCTGCGCACCTCGCTGATGGCGTAAGCCGGTACTGCGCCGAACTCGCCATCTTTCAGCAGCGCGGGAATGGCCCGCAGAAAAAGCGCCGAATCCGGCGCAATCTCCATCGCAACGGCGCGGATAATGGATTCCTGCTTTGCGCGGGTCAGCTTCGAGAAGTTTTTCCCCATCTGCTGACGAATATAAACGCGCACTTTTTTTACCGTTGCCGCCGTAACCAGCTCGCCCAACAGGTCATCAACTGAAATATCCCTACCGTCTGCTGCGTCAGTATTGATGACCGCGCCGGATCTCCCGAGCGCCCGGTAGGTCTTTAAACAGGCATCACGAACCCATTTACCATATTGCCGGGCGCTGTCACCCAGGCGCTGAGCGTAGACCGACTCGATCGCCAGCGGATAACCAGCGTCATACCGTGGCTCACTCTTTGCCATTGCTGGCCTCGCTCTGGCTCTCTTTGGTTCCGCCCTGGTTCGATTTATCCCGATTCTGGTCTGAATCGTCGTCATTCTGGTCATCTATGGTGCCAGTGGCGGGCGCTTTGGTAGACAGCAGGACGACAGCCCCGGTTTCCTGCGCCGTCGCCCGCGCCTCTTCACTGGTCACGGCCCGCATGTCGTAGTAAATCTGCACCGTCTCAGCGACTTTCTTATCCCGCTCAACTTCACGGTCAATCTGCCCCTGGCTCTTGTTCGGCACGAACTCCGCCCGGATACCCAGGTAGCGTAGCGCCAGCTTTTTCAGCGCCGGAATAATGTCATTGGTGGTGATGTGCGAAACCAGATTCTGCCATTGCGCGTCCGCGCTGGTATCGCTGTTCGACAGCCCGCCCTTACGTTCTGCCAGCATTGCGATCGGGAAACCTGTTTCGGCGCAGACTAACTTTATCGCCATATCGACCAGGTCAGCCGTTCCGGTCATGTTGGTTTGCAGGCGCTCTATTGCCTCTTCCATATCAACCGCAATCATGTCGTTTAGCTGACGGGTTGCGGCAATACCCCCAATCCTTCTGGCTACTTGTGCCTCTCCTTTTGGAGTTAATAAATCGTCATGTAGTTCTTTTTTCTTATAAATATCCTGTACCGACAGAGAGAGGATGCTGATTATCAGTTCATGTGAAAGCCCCAGGCGCTGCAACGATGCGTAAGGCTTGCTCAGCAGCGGCGAACCAAACTCAATACCATTGCAATGAACAATAGGCTGATACTCCGGATCCCCGCACAGAATTGAATCCTCTTGCTCAATGAATACTTCACCACCTACCGGGCTTTTCAGCTGTATACGCCAGCCCTCAGGCAGTCCGAACAGTGGAGAGTTGTAATCGGCAAACCAGTCATTTGATGGCGTTATCCAGTTAGCGCCGTGGCTGCGTACCCACTCTTCGCCCATCACCAGCACTGACCATCCCATCTGACGCTTCAGAACTACAGCCCGTTCAACGCACTGCCACACTCGCATATCACCAAACAGGTTTTTAATTTTCTCAGCGTCAGCCGGGTTTTCCGTGACCACCGTGAACTGGTTCAACATTGCAGCTGCAACCGGCTCGGCAATAATGCGCCAGCCAATACCGGACGTTTCAGCCGCCATCGCCGCCACAAGTGGAATCATCCCCTCGGCGGAACGGGCTTTCATTCGGTTCGCCGTTGGCGACCCCATCCCGGCAGCGCCCTTTGACATACCACCAGCAGCAACACTTTGCATCATGGACACGTAACCATCGTGATTGTAGGTCAAAGGCTGTACGCCCTCTTTTGTCAGGATCCCCTCTACGGGAATCAGGTTTGTTTTACTCGTCATTGGATAATTCCTGATTTCATGCGTACCAGATGCGGGAAAATGGCGTCGGCGTAGTCAGTGGACACGCCCAGGCGCTTTTTAACTTTCAGTTTGGCTTCGATTTTGATTTTGTCTTCTGGCGTGGTTTCCCACATAACACCAGTAGAGTCAGAGAGGACGCGATCAAGATAACGGCGCGGTATATTGCTGGAAATGGCAAAGATCCCATCCTTTGGCTTAACACCACCATCCAGCCAGCGCACAGTGTCATTCACCGCGTCACGATAAGCCCACCACGCCTGAGCGCGGAGGTTGTGGAAGGTTTCACCGTTTGGCCGACCGCCGCGATAACTTGAGGTCTTACGCAGTACCTCACCCTGGGCCACGAATTTGCGGAACTCAATCTCTGAATCTTCATACTTATTCAGCTCACCTCGCACACCCGCACCCACCCCCACGGAGTCATAAATCAGGACGGAACAACCTTCCTCCTCTGCCAACTTAAGCGCCTGCACAGCAAGCTGCGCCGGGTCACGCGCCTGCAATCGCTCCATTCGGTAAACAAAACGACCGTCAAAGAATGCCATTACGGAATCATCGTCACCTTCATCGGCAACATCCAGCACAGCGGTTTTAACCCCAGTGCGGCATGCTTTCGCCAGGTCAGAATCAGGCTTCACAATGAGCCGTTCGAGGTTGCCACGGTTGACCACTGACCCCGGCAGGTCACTGACCGGAACCCCGTTCCATATGTTGTCGTAGCGATCGGGATAATGCTTAAGGCAGTGGAGGCGCTCCTTATCCAGCGTCTCGCCAAAATGCGGGTTGTGATACCAGTTCACCTCTTCAATGAACCATTCTTCCCCGGCGTTCAGGACGAAACGCACATAGGTTTCATCCCATGCATAGTTGGGGTTGAAGGTAATCCACAGTTCAGCACCAGGACGGCGCATTGTTGGCGTCAGCGCTTCCCAGGCGTCAGGCGAAATGGCGTGCGCCTCTTCCACCCAGCAGATGTCCACGCCCTCAATAGACTTGATGGAGTCCAGGTTAGACTGGAACCCCAGAAACCGGAATGCGGCTCCAGACTTAGCTTTGATGCTGTTATTGGTAATGGTGAATTCTGACTCGTAACCCAGGCGGCGGATCGTGTCACACAACAACTGGTGTGCTGAGGCGTCAATAGACTTTTGCACCCGGCGTAAGCACAGGAAACGCAGGTCATATCTGACTGCCAGCTGAATAAGCGCTTCGGCAACCATCCACGACTTACCAGAACCGCGACCACCGCGCAGATTTTTAACGCGATGGGGTTTAGTGGTCAGGCGGCGCATTATGCGCATCCAGTTGGCTTGTTTTTTTGCATCGCAGAGCCACTCTTCCCGGCGCTCTATGTCATTCGTCATCTGTTGCCATCTCCTTATAAATATCTGCCAACAACTCACGTGCGGCACGCTTGCCCTCGTCTGAAATAGGCTTACTGATATCGACACCTGCCAGCGTTAGGATCCGCGCCGCGAGGTTCGACTTATCCAGCCCCTCCACCTGCCAACCGTGTTTGGTTCGCTTTATGTTTTTGACTGCTCTGGTGTCGATCGCCGCCAGGCGGCTACGAAATACTTCGGGCTCCAGCCTCTGCTTTTCCAGCGCCTGTAGTTCAAGCATCACCGCCGTTGCGTCCGGCGCACGGAAACGGGCCGACAGGTCAATCAGTGCCTCCTGTCGGCCAACAATGTCTTTGGCAATAATGTGCTTTCGGTAAACACTGACTGCCTGCTGTATCTCGTTGTCTTTGAGCAACTTTTCAGCCTGGAAATCATCGTTAAACCCCTTGTAGTCTCTGCTGCGTGATTTCGCATAGCTAAAGCCCGGTGCTTCCCGCTCCTCGGCTACCAGCTTTGCAAAAGCATCATCTCGCTTACTTATTTTTATGGTCACAACGCCCCCTTTGTGAGGCTTGAAGCGTATCGGGGAAATGGGAGGATCAAAAACGGCGTTACCGCTGGCATGTAGTACAAATAAAAAAAAAGCCACTCCGGGGGCGGAATGGCTCAACATCACAAAGAGTAAAGCAATGGCTGTATCAACAAAGCAAAGGTAAAGACCGATGACAGCAAACGGTAGTTCGCAACCGCCTGCTAC